AGCCATACGTTGAGGGTCTAGTAAAAGATGGGAGTTAAGCAGTGAAACATTGTTCGCCACATAGCTTAGTTCAACGTCACTAAACAGCATTTCGCGTAGTGCTTTACCCTGACGCTGAATAAACAACGTACCACCTTCAGCAGCCTGTGGTCGAATACCTAGCTTAGAACCACGCCGGGTTGCAGACTTAACCGTTATGTTTGACGGTGTAATGGGAGATAGGTCAGCTTGCGGAACAAAAAACTCTGCACCTGAAGTAAATATTTGTAGGTCACGCCCAGAGCGTAGAGCCGTTATTGCGTTTACACTGTCCGTTGAAAGCGTAACTTTTATGGCGTCATCGTCTAAACCTTCGGTTGGTTTAAAATTAAAAAAGTCTCCAACCTTTGATGCAAAAAGCGTTGAAGGTTCAGAAGCCGAACCACCAAAATACAATCGGCCCTCGTGAAAGGAACAAGTTCTAGGCCACCCCCTTGTATTGCTCCAAGAGTCTTCATGCTGAGTTTCCATAACATAATCACCAGAAGCTATAGCATCCGTGTTATGAAAGGGTATTTCTACTACAGCCTCTACAACTGTAGAACTAATAAATTTAGTAACTTTAGCTCTACCAAAACCATTATTAACAGTAAAGAACTGGTCAACTTGACCGACAAGAAACATACCAGTAGAAGCTGTTAATTTTATTGCACCAGTAACAGCCGAAGGTGTAATTGATGCAACTACACCACCGGGGCGTTCTGTCTCTACTAAATCAAAAACTGTTTTGGGAGCAGTTAACGAAAGTGCTGCAACCGTCCAAGTCGTATTATTAGCTCCGCGCACAACTTTAAAAGGCGCGAAAGCTTCATTGACAACAATGAGAGTATCAGCAGATTGCGTAAAATAAACTTTATCCATATCAATCGCTGTCTCAACGTACAGCGACCCTACACTAAAATCTAAATAACTATTGCCCGACCCGTTGATGTTGGTGAGCAAAACCTGATTAGCGTAGAAACGAAAACGTATAGTTGCGTTTGCATATCGGGTTGCAACAATCATAAAGTTCTGGGTCGTGCTGAACTCAAAGGGTATAAGCAGAACACCATTAGCCGCATTGTCAGCGGTTATATCTTGTAGAAAACGTAAACCCGGACGGCGACTAAAACCACCTTGCGGCTCAAACAAAACATTATCGGCGGTAGCTACAGTGTTGTAGTATTGCTGCAAGTCAGTACGACCACGGAGTAGGGGGTCCATTTCCCCGCCCGTAAAGCTAGCCTGATATGCTTGGAATTTACTCATCTAAGCTCAGTCAACATATAATCTGATATAACTCCCGGCGTTTGCCCCGCACTATCAGTGCTTACTGCCTGTCTAAAATAACCACCGCGCATACCTTCTCCCGGTGTGCCAAGTGCAATACTACGCCACAACTCTACTTTAGTTGTTTGGTCTGTCATTGTTTCTGCTAAATGCCAGGCTAACTGATAAGCTAAGAGCGTAATGAAGTACGACGGCAAAGCTCCTTCATTTACATCTTTTTGATAATCTATTGTTATGGTCGTTTCATCCGAAAACAAAACCGTACCACCGTTAGATGACTGACCTATTTCCCAATTCTTAATAAGAGGTGAACCCGCTGTGGTACTGGCTCGAACCGCTCTAGGAACGCCACTGAGCATATCGTTCGGTAAGGCGTACTGATATGTCCATTCGTTTGTAGGTGAGGTTGTTTCTTGCGCTAGCGTTGCTTTGCCTAGAGTAAATGTCCAAGAGTACATAGCAAGCGTTGATGCTTTAACTTCCTTGTACAAAATATTACAAGCGTCAGCCGCAGCCGACGCATCTGAAAAACTTGTGATTTTGTTTGCTCCTAAGAACACTAAGGCTTTGTTACTAATACTTCCGTCTGTGTCACCCGTAGCCATTCTTATCTCCTAGAAGGTAGAAGGGGGCGTTGCCGCCCCCAACATATTAGTCTGGGTCAGTTACCTCTGGGATTACTGTGCCGTCACTCATATCGACGACGCCTGCGGCGTTGCTGACTACACCGTGCATTGTATTCGTTCTTGTTCCACCCGTATCGCCGTGGACGATTAACATTTCGCCAACTGCTAGTGTGTCTGAAATGTCGTTGAAATAGCCTGAGCCATCCACGACTGTATGTGCGTCCGTAGTGGTGTAACAATAGAGTGCGGGAACCGTACCCTTCATGCTTTGACCACCAAGTGAGGACATACCAGTTGCTGCAAATGCCATGATTATCTCTCCTTATTCTTCACAAATAACATCAACGATTCCATCAACATCGACCGCACCAGCACCCATTGAGAGCATTGCAGTTACTAAGAAAGATGTTTTTTCAGGAATGTAGTTGATTTCGGTTTTTGGAGCGATACCAATACCAACACCAAGTGCAGAGCGATGGAAAGCAAAACAAGTACGGTCAGCAGTTGCTAACGGTAGTCCACCTTCATCACGGTCACCTAGGATATGGAAGGTAAAACCTAGCATACTTCCGACACTGCCATTTACTAAAGCATTTATAGTCTGAAAATCGCTCGAAATTGCCCGCTCATCACCAAGTAATCCAGACAAATTATTTGCATGAATAACTATGTGACGGTCTGTTGCTGGAACGTTTTTCGCATCCAAAGCTTTTTTCGCCGCAAGAAGTTTACCAACATTTAAGTTTGATGCTGCTGCTGACCCAGAGGTAACAACAGTTTTAGCAACTGTAGAACCCGCTGAAGCAGCGTTAAGTGCATCAATAAGTATTTGGTCTTCACGACGTCCGATAGCGTTACCTACGACTTGCGCTAATTCTTGACGCTCATCGAAGTTAACTTTTTGCTGATTAAAGATATCAGAATATTCGCTAGCCACAAAATCTTGCATTGAAACAGAAACTTGTGAAAAGGCTGCGTTAATCGGGGTTACATCGGTTTGTGGAACACGAACTGATGCAGTTCCTTTACCAACTTTCGGGAATTTTACAGTGTCTCCCGTGACACCTGTGCGTGTGCGCCCCACTCCACGAAGTGTCGCCGCGCCCTGATAGGCTTGGTGAACTTCCGCTTCAAAGAGTTGAACGAACGCTGGGGATAGGTTCGTAGACATAATTTATAGCTCCTATTATTGAACCAGTTAAATTTACGCCGTATGAGGTTGTCGGAATGTCCGGCCTTTGGCTTCGTGGAAACGTCCACGCCCGGTGTAATTTCTACACGCCAAACAGGCCCTAGGGGTTATCTGTTGAAAGAAAGATATACTACAAGCTGTGGCTTGTAAATACTTTATACCCCACATTTAGCCTTTGTACAAAAAGGCCCCCGCCAAGAGTAGAGGGCGAGGGCAAGTTAGGCGGAGTATAACGCCACAGGCATTAACCATATCTTTGTTCAAATTCTTTCTCGACTTGGCGAGTAAAAGCAGGGTCGTTTCCATAGCGGGAATCATTCATCTTGCTTTGCATAGAGCGTTTAAAATCGTCTTCACTTACTCCAGCTTCTGCTACATCTGCTACTGGAATTTTTGACATATCACCTGTCATAGAGCGCACCTTTTGCATAAGCCTCTGGCCTACAGCCGAACCGCCCCAGATGTTTAGTTCAGCACGTTCTGCATCAGATATAATACCTTTGCGCTCCAAACCATCAGCCCAATTGATATTAGACTTTAAAATTTCATCAGCGTTGGGGCCAAGAGCCTCACGTTCTTGCTTTAGGTCTAGCTGAACAGCCGCCATGTCTTCACCCGCCATACCCGTAATGGAAGACGCAAGCTCATCAAAAGCCGCTTGATTGACCCCGTACTTTTGCGCCCAATCTAAATAGGTAGACACAACCGGGTCATTAGATTCATAACCAGCTTCCGTTAAAACTTCTGTGTTGTATTCTTTAGGAGCTTTGTGTTTGCCCTGAGAAAATTGTTTCTGAAGTTCATCGTAAGACTTCATCATTTTTTCTAGGTCTGGACCTTCTTTGTCATCCCAAAATTTTTCGGGAATAAACTCAGGACGCTCAAACGTTTCTTCTTCTGTTGGCTCGACCTCTACTTCTTCATCCGCACGATGCTCAATAGTTTCACCTTCTTCTAAGGCTTTATCATCTTCTAAAGCTACCGACGCCATTAGACCGTCTGGGGCTGCTTCTTCAGTTATCCCTTCAGCTTCTGGGTTATTCTCGCTCATTTGCTCTTTTAATCCTCTGTTCTATTTCACGCACTAAACTATTCTGCCCTTCCCGTGCGTATCCAAAAGAAGGGTCTGCGCCGGGTATCCATGCGGGTTGTTCAATAGTTATTGCCCGTAGATGTTTTAATATTTTTTTCCCAGCCTCAGTATCAAAGCACCGCTTGTACTGAATATCTAAATCTCTTTGAGATGATGTATTGGGTAACTCTAAATGTGTAACGCTTGAATCTACACCATCCCAACCAGGCGAGTTAATGCTACGAATGCGCTCTGATTGGCTCATTGCATTTGCTCCC